ATATTTAACATTGATAGCACGTTGTATGTACTGTCGTTGTGAGGATAAATCCATTATCTTCTGCCTCTATTTTTTACATCTAAGCGTATATCACCGACTTGGAAGTCTTGAGTTGTGCTTCCTGTAACTGTCATTTCTACTTGGCGTGCGGTAAAGCGAGCATCGGTATAGCCATCATTTTCAAAGGTAAATGATCCAAAATCTTGTTCTGCGCCAAGAGGATTAAATCGACCTTTGAAACTAAGGGTTACACCAGGTAAGGTGTTAGCTTCTTCGTCTGGAAGGATTTGATTGCATTGTACTAATCTATCGCCTTGACCAATTTGTATTGGCCCTGAAGTACAAAAAGGTGATCTACCATTAAGGTTAGGTGAATTACCAAGTAAAGTTGATTCGTGTTCGTAAACAAATCCGCTTGAATCAGCAGAGATAGGATAATTAAACACGCCTTGGTCGATCCAACATCCTCTATCAAGTTCACCGATTGACCATACATTTTGTGCATAGTTCCAAATCACATATTTATTCGGTGTGTATTGAGTATCACCGCTTGGGAATCCCCACCATATCTCATTGAAGTTAGAGTTATGTCCACCCCAACAAGCACCTTTGCCTGGTACATTAAGATTATCAAAAACATAATCATGCACTTCACATGGTATTTCTCTGACTGTACCATCATAGATATAGAAAGCATTTTCACCCATCCATGCAAGGAAGTTACCTGTCGGCACAATCACTCTTCTGCCTACTGCTTTACAGTTTGTACCTGCATCAGCAATACCATAAACAAAAGGTGAGCCAGAATAAAACATTCTATTAATGCCTGTATCACTAAAAATGATAATGTCGGATCTAAACTTAACAGCATATAAAGCTCTACCACCTGTAGGGATTTGTAAATCACCTGCGGTGTTGGTTGCTTTAGATGTCCAAGTATTACGATCTTCTCTAGTTGACCATGCTACTTTTCTTGGATCACTTGCTGAACCAATCGCAACTAAATGTCTTTCATTAGTAACGATGGTTGCTTGGTTACCTACGGGTGCGCCTGTGACTGCGGTTGCTATGGTATCAGGTGTACCGCCTGAGTTTGGCGACCATTTATAAATCTTGCCATCGCCTGAGAAACAGAAAACTAAATCTTCACCCCAATTACTGAATGAGAAATGACCTGTTTTTAAAGGTAGTCCAGATTGACTTCTAGCATCGCCATAATCTTCTGAACCATAAGTATATGCACCAAATCCTAAAGGATCATTACTTGCATCATTAACAAAGCCTGTGGGTGTAATGTCTGTCCAAGTATTGTCATACAACACATAGACTTTTTCTCTTGTACCAACTGCTAAAACAGGATCACCAGCATTGTCTGAATAGGCGTACATCCCAATGGGTGCGCCTGTAAGTGCTGTGTTTCTAAGTTTTTCCCAGCCACCAATAGGTTTTAGGTAGCCATTTTCAAAGCGAACTAAATCCCCGTCAACCCAACGGCCTTTATTGCCATAGTCAGTTCCGTTCTTGACTATGCCTGCGGGTGGTGTAACTGGAATGAGTGCCATTCACTTATGATCCTATGGTTTTAGTTTCTGTTGTTGGTGTTACTTTTTCTGCGATTTGTGCATCAATGTTTGATTTTAAAGATGTGACTTCATCACTTCCCAAAGCTGATTCAACCCAACCCTGAACAGTTGATGTTGTAACAGAATCAAAAGCTGTGAAGCTAGATAAATCTGATACATCTAAATTGATAGAACCATAAACAGAACCCTTTTGCGGACTTCCGTCTGCATCATTATTTGCATCATCTTCGCCTGTTAATCTCCAATGCACGTTATAAATAACATCGCTTTCTGTGTTTGAGTTATCGTCTGTGTGGCTAGGATAAGTGTCCACAGTTTTTACATCCCAAGTATATGAAATTGCCATAATTTATTCTCTTTTTTATAGACTGTATTCCCAGCCTGTTAATTCAACAATTTTATCTAATGCTTCTGTTTTATCTACCCCAGCAGGATATGGAAGCATATCTTTAACCTCTTGTCTTTTTGCTTCCCATTCTGCTTTAGTACATCGACCTAGTTGAAACTTAATCATATATTTATCTGCTATTTTTTCATAATGATATTTTCTTTGCACAAAAACTGATTGTACTGCTTGTGCTTGTTCTGTGGTTACTGCCATATTAAATCTCCTTATGAATTTCCATGTACTACTAAAGGAAACGCTGTGCAATGAGCTTCAACGCTACCTGAACCAATTTTTAACTGAACTGTTGCTCCGCTTGCTTGTGCAACAAAAGAGCTTGCTTGAATCGTGTCATATAAGATTATAAGACTGCTTGAAGCTACACCAAAAATAAAATGCCCGTGTGTTCCGACACTACCCGACTCTCTACAAGCTGAAACTAAATACATTCCTTTACCTGAAGTAGCAGCGCCAAGAGTTGATAAATCAAGAACATCTACAAAACTTGAACCTACAGTTACAAGAGAAGAGGTTCTTGCAGAGCCAATATTTATTCCTCTTGATGCCAAAAGTGTTATTAAAGGACCATCAATACTAACTTTTTCTGACCCATCAACAGCAAACGAAATCTTTGAATTACTTGCTTCTTGATTATCATCTGCAAAGAATCTTAAATTTCCGTCTGTACCTTGAATATAAGCATCTGCGTTATTGTCTGAATCTGTGAATTGTATTGAAGGTGTTGCTGCACTAAGATGAAGTTGAGATGTAGGACTTGTAGTTCCAATCCCTACGTTTCCTGTTGATGTAATCCTCATGCGTTCATTATTACCATTTGTGTAAAAACGAATACCATTACCGCTAGTAGCGTAAGTTGCTAAATCTTGGTCTGTGTTACCAAGCAAACTTCCTATGATTCCAAAATATCCTGCATCTGTGCCACCAGTTCTAAAAGCAATATTACTTCCCCACCCATTACTATGAGTGTTATCAAAAGCTATTGAAGTAGCTGTATTTGTGCCTGTAACTTTAACAGGAAAACCATCAGAGCTTGATATGTCTAAACTTACAGAAGGACTTGTAGTTCCAATACCTACACGCTCTGAAGAATCAATAGTTATCGCTGTCGCATCAGCATTGTCATCAATACCTCTTGAGGTAAAGTTTGTAGAAACAGTTAAATCTTGTGCAATCGTCACATCTTGGTTTTCATCAATCGTAATCGCAGGGGTTGTACCAACTGCTGATCCTGAACCAATAATTAAATCATCGGCTGAATCGTCTAAACCAATATAAAAATCTTGAGCATTACCATCAAAGACAAGTTTAGTATCTTCAGCACCGCCATCACCTATTGTTAAACTTGGGTTAGTCCCTTTAACAACAACTGCGCCACCGAAGTCAACTTGGCCCATATCAACAGCAGTTCCAGATAAACTGAAAATACCATCGACTGTATCTAAGTCTGTATTAATTTTGCCACCCCAGGTATCGGTGGATGCACCGACCTCTGGTTTGGTTAGGTTTAAGTTAGTAGTAAATGTATCTGCCATAAATCTTTCCTTTAAGCTGCTTCTTGTTTATCTTTCTCTGTCCATGATGTTGACGGATTCGATACATCCGTCCAAGTTGTTGTGACTGTTTGATCTGTCCATGTATCAGAGGGAACAACAATATCAGTCCATTTTAAACTACCAATCGCAGAAAAACTACTTGTTTGTGCTAGTGTTGCTGTACCTCCATGGATTTTTCCACCGATTGCAGTAAAGTCAGAGGTTTGAGCACAAGTCGCATTACCTGTAACTGTAAATCTTCCGATAGCAGTCATGTTTGATA